GGACGATTCAAATAATACTCCAGATGTAATTGATAGAAACATTATGAAAGGTGCTATCTACTTACAACCAACAAGAACCGCTGAATTCATTCAAATTGATTTCAATATCTTACCAACTGGAGCAGCATTTAACGGATAATTTAAGAAATAGATATTTATATAAGAACACAATAAAAATAAAGTAAAATGCCAGAGATATTAGAGTTTGACAAAATGTTTTATAAGAATTTCGAACCAAAGATGCAAAACCGTTTCATTATGGAAATCAACGGAATCGAATCTTATCTTATCAAAACAGCTTCAAGACCAACCTTTACAGCAGAGATTGTTGAATTAGACCACATCAATGTTAAGAGAAAATTAAAAGGTAAAGCAAATTGGGATGATATTACAATCACATTGTATGACCCAATTGTACCATCAGGTGCACAACAAGTAATGGAGTGGGTACGTCAATCACATGAGTCATTAACCGGTAGAGACGGATATGCAGCTTTCTATAAGAAAGACATTACTTTCTACATGTTAGGACCAGTAGGAGATAAAATTGAACAATGGACTTTAAAAGGAGCATTCATCACTTCAGCAAATTTTGGTGAAGTAGATTGGAGTAATTCAACTGACCCAGTTATGATTGAATTAACGATTACATTTGACTACGCTATTTTAGAATTCTAATTTAGTAAAATTATAACAAAGAAGGGGATGCAGAAATGTTATCCCCTTTTTTATTTTTTTAAAAACTACATATATATAATAAACACAAAAGTTATATTATGAGTGAAAACATCGAACAACAAGTTACTAGAGGGTTTGGAAATGTAAATCAAACTAAATCATTTGATTTTCCAACCGAAGTTATTAGTTTACCATCTAAAGGATTATGTTATCCGGAAAGTTCACCACTATCAAAAGGTGAAATTACAATTAAATTAATGACGGCAAAAGAAGAAGATATTCTTACATCTTCTAATTTATTAAAAAAAGGAATACACCTGGATAAATTATTAGAATCTGTTGTAGTTGAACCTGGAGTTAATATTAATGATTTAATTATAGGTGATAAGAATGCAATTTTAGTTACATCTAGAATGTTGGCTTTTGGTCCTGAATATGATGTTACAATCACAGACCCAAATGAAAAAGAACAAGTCGAAGTAAAAATTGATTTATCAAAAATTAAAATTAAAGAAATTGATGAAAGTTTATTAAATAGACAAAATGAATATGAATTTATTTTGCCTGTTTCAAACACACCAATTAAATTTAAATTACTTACACATGGTGATGAATTAGCAATTAATAAAGATATTGAAGCTAGTGAAAAAACATTAAAACAAGGAAACGAAATTACAACAAGATATAGAAGAATCATTACGGAAGTAAATGGTAATAGGGATTTAGGTACAATAAGTAATTTTGTTGTAAATAGATTATTAGCGGGTGATTCTAAGTCGTTAAGAAAACATATGGTTTCAATGACACCTGATTTGGATTTAAAATTCGAATATACATCACCATATACGGGCGAAACGGAGGCGCTTCGTATACCCTTTGGGATTGACTTTTTTTACCCTACCGACTAACTACTCAGTAGTTTTACATCAGAAAATTTTTCAGATGATTTACTTTGCTAATGGTGGATTTAATTGGCAAGATGTCTATTATATGCCTATCCGTTTAAGGGAGTTTTATTGGAGAGAATTATTGAAAGCAAAAGAAGAAGAAGCGGATACAATCGAAAAAGTAAAATCAAAACAAAACTCTTCTTCTAAAATAAGAAGAAAGTAATATTTATATTAAATAATTGTATAATCATGTCTAAAAAAGTATTAATAAGAGAATCTGACTTTATGGATTTACTTAAAGGATTTTTTAAAGTAAAATCTAAAGGTAAAGAAGCCTCATTCATTCAACAAATTAGAAAACAAAATCCTGAATTAGGAGACGTTTGGTCTAGATGGAATGATGATATGGATAGAGCATTACAAACTGCAAAAAACAATTTTATAAGAATGGGCAAAATTGAAAAAGCCAAAGAAATAGACGACCTTATAAAAAAATACAGTTAATTTAATAAATGGCAAAAAATATTAGAGGAGATAGAGAAAATTCAGCAGCACAATATAATGAGCTTGACCAAGCTGCACAAACTTGGAGAAAAATAAATGATGCCAAAGAAAAAAATCAAAAATACGATGAAAGGGCTTTAAAATATTTACAACAACAATATCAAACCTTAGAAAAATTAGAATCTAAAATTGGAGACATATATGATACTTGGGATGATTTAGAAGATAAAGTTGAAGATATTAATAAAGATATAAAAAAACAATTAGAAAATTTTGATGATTTAGAAGATACGATTACAAGTATTGGTTCAAAATTAGGAAAACAATCAGGTTTATATGATGCGGTTCAAAAAAAATTGGCAGGAACCAAACTTATAGTTCAAAGTATTTCAGAAGATTTACAAAGTCAAAATGAATTAACAGACCATCAAGTTGATAATATAGTAAGTGCCACAAAATCATATACAAATTTTCAATCAACGGTAGCATCAGCACAAAAAGATTTAAAAAAACAAAATATTACTCAATCTGAATACAATGATTTAATTAAAACTGCGTATAAAGATTTTGATTCATTAATTGATAAAATTGATGATACAACGGAAGCTGGTAAACGATTAAAAGAACAATTGTTACAAGCCAAAACCGAAATGGAAGGTTTTAATAAAGCTGCAGAAAAAAGTGAAAAGAAATTAAATGCAATGTCTACCGCCATGGACCAATTTAGTGGTGTTCCAATGATGAAAGAATTTGGAGGAGTCATAGAATCGGCAACTCAGGGTGGTAAAGGATTAACAATGGCATTATTTGCTATGGGTGCAGCAGCAGGTGCACTGGCATATAATTTAGGATTGGTAGGAAATAAATTTGAAATTATTGCAAAATATAATGCAAAAATTGCAATACTACAATCCCAAATGGATGCTTTGACTCAACAAATTTCAATGGGACAAGGTGGTGGCCCTAATTTTGTTGCACAAGAGGCATCTATTAACGCAACACAGGCCCTTAAATCTATGGCAGTAGAATTTCAAGCTGCATCTAAAACTGCATTATTTGGTGAAAAAGTTGGTGGTGTAGGTTACGCAGCTGATAAATTACAAAATGCAGGTATATCTGCAGAAACTATTGCAGAAGCTATGACGGCAGCATCAAATGCAACTGGTAAAATGCCAATTGGAAAAGTTGGTGCAGATATGTCCGTACTTGCAGCTAGAACGGGACAAACATCGGAAAATATAGCAGAAACAAATGATTTATTTCAAAGATTGGATAAAGTATCTGCAAAAACTGCATTGAATATGCAAGAAGGTGTTAGAGCAATGGCATCTAATGCCGGAATTAGTTTGGGTGCAGCAATGACAGAAATATCAAATGCTTCCAAAGATGCATTGAGTTATCAAATTAAAGGTGCATCTGCATTAGCAAAACAAGTTATATTTGCAAAATCAATGGGTGTTAGTTTTAATGATATTGCAAAAGCCGGACAAAATATGGTACTAAATTATAAAGATAGTATCAAAGCAGAAATGCAATTAAGTTCTATGTTGGGTGAACAAGTAGACCTTTCAGAAGTAAGAGCCAAATTTGCAGCAGGAGATACGAGTGGTGCATTGGAAGCATTAAAAGCACAAGGTTTAAATCCAGAAGATATGGATATGTTCCAACAACAGGCATTACAACAAGCCACAGGAATGAATTTGAATGATTTACAAAAAGTGGCAACTAGAACTGGAAATAATGGGGGAGATTTAAAACAAGGAAATGTTACAACTGCAAATGCTACATTTCTTGATACAAAATCAAGTGCAGAAATAGGAAAACAAATTGCACAAGCAATGATATCTGCTCAAACACAATATTTAACTTCATTTGTAGAAGGAGCAAAAAATGCTGCATTGGAACTTTCAAAACCAATGATACAATTAAAAAAAGATATAGCACAAGAAGAAGCCAAAAGAGATGCACAAGTAGCAGCCGGTACAGCTACATCTGGTTTAATAGGTGGTGGTATAACTACATTATTAGGATTGGGTGCAAAACAATTAATAAGCAAAGGTGGTTCAACTGCGGTAGCAGAAGGTGGTGGTGGAATAATGAGTAGTTTGGCAAATGGTTTGGGTGGTACAGGTAAAGTTGCATTAGGTACCGCAGCTAAAAGTACCGGTGCCGTATTAGGAGGTATTACTGCGGCAGGAGTAGAAGGATATCAAGAATGGCAAGATAATAAATCAAAAGGAATTGGTACTGGAGAAAATGTAGCAAGAACTGCCCAAGTTGCAGGTGGAGCCGGTTTGGGTGCCTGGGGAGGTGCTGCAGCAGGTGCGGCAATAGGTTCGGTAGTTCCAGTTGTTGGTACAATCATAGGTGGACTTATAGGAGGTGCAATAGGTGCATGGGGAGGTAGTGCACTAGGTAAAGCTGCGGGTAATGCGGAATTTGGTAATAAAGATGCAAAAGCAGTCGCAACAGCCGCGGGAGCAACTACAATACCTGCAGCAGTTCCTGGAGGTACATCAATTGCAGCAAATGGTGTAGATATAAATAAAATATTGGAAAAAATAGCGTATTCTACCAACGAAACTGTAAAAGCTACTAATAAAATAATAACAAACCAAAATACGGAAATATCGGAATTACGAATTTTAAATACTAATACACTTGCTTTACAAGAATTGACTCGTAAAATAGAAGCATTGACTAGAGCAACATATGAGGGTGGAACTAAAGTTATGATAGATGGTAAAGTATTAGCAAACGCATCTAATAAATACACCAATAATACAAAAGGAAGTAACCCAACGGGAGAGAGAATAACTACGGCATATTAGTCCAATCATAAATTTTTATTTAATGGATATTTATAGTAAATACATTATTATAAATGGCAACAATATTAGACCTCTTTAAATCAAAAAAAACTGAATTATACGGAAAATTGGATAATGTCCGTATTGAAAGTAGAGGTTTACTAAATCCACCAAGAGGTGCCGCATTACTTGCATCATCTCCAAATGCATTAACAGATTTAATAGGTGGACAAATTGGTGGAGCTATTGGTGGTACGGCAAATAGACCAGATGATACAATTTTTACAAATGCATCGTTTTTAGCTAAACCAATATCTTTATTTAAAACACCAGAAACATTAAGAAATGCAATTAATGCTGGGGATGTGTATTATGTAAAACAATCACCATCTCCTGAGTCAATTATTAATAAAATAAAACAAGGTAGTTCATCTCCATTGGGTGTAGCTGCAAATGTTGGATTTAATTTATTAAAAGGATTAAAAAATAGAAATCCAACAAGAGACAATCCATATGGTGCTAGGTATAGTACAAATATTAATGGTAAACCTTTAGATGGAACAAAAAACTTTTCAAAGTTTTATCAGGAGTATAAAAAAACAAATAATCCAATTACAGGTATAAATGAATTTATAGGTGGCACTATTAGTGAAAGAACTAAAAATACAATATTAAATGGTAAAAGTTTTGATATTATAAATAAACAAATTTTAACATCATTAACAAAGAAAGATGATTTTAATGATAAAGATTTTGAAGATTTTAATAAAGCAAATACATTAAATATACCATTTGTTTACATAGAAACATACGGAAGTACTACTAAAAATATATTATTACCAGGAACAATATCAGGAATATCAGAAGATGTAATACCACAGATAATAGATTTTAAATATGTGGGTTCTCCATTTAATGTTTATAAATATGGTGGTGTTGCAAGAACATTAAAATTTGAATTAAAAATGTATTATTTGGATATTCCTACAAAAATATCAATGAAAAAAAATTTAGATAAATTAAGAGCTTTAGTTTTTCCAGATGAAAATATAAGTGTAAATGAATATCCTAATAACAACGGGTATTCTCCTATGTTATACAATCCAAATTTAGTTTATTTAACTATTAATGGTTTATATGAAAATTTATTTGGTATAATAGATAATTTGTCAATTAGTATAGATGATAAAACTCCTTGGGAAAGTATGGATATATCTGACGAATCGTTACGTTCATCAATTAAAGCATCTGAAATATATCCAAGTGTTATAAATGTAAGTATCGGAATGAAAATTATTGAAAATCCTAATATAAATACAGATAAAAAATATGTTTATAATTTTACAGGACAAACAGCTCAAACTTTAAAGGATTATTTAAAAAATGTAAATGAATTAGTAAACAATGCCTAATAGATACACATACACAAATCAATTAAAAAATATTGATACTAAAAAAAATTATTTACAAAGTACAATATATCCAATTATAAAACCAAATGATAAGGATTTATATATTATATCGGAGCAAGGTGATAGATTGGATTTGTTAGCCTACAAATATTATAATGATGTATCAATGTGGTGGATTATAGCAACTGCAAATAATTTAAATGATGCTAATTTTTTTGTACAACCTGGTATACAATTAAGAATACCATCGGATTTAACATCTATATCAAATAATTTGGCAAAAATAAATAAATAAGTTATGGGATTTCCATTTTTAGCACCTTTAAGTCCATGGATAATTGAAATATTAGAAGAAAGAGAAAATGATACATTTAATACTTCTTTTAGAAATCCATATGCAATCTTAACATCGGGTGCATTGGTAGTTAAAGGTGATGCTAAATCGGATGAAAAAGATAGAGCAGAAGAACTTAAAAAATTAATAGCTGACCCAGGAAATAATTCATATAAAGGATGTATTATATCAAATAATTCAAATGATATAAATTTATCATATCAATTAAATGAAAGTATTATAGGAATTGATTTTACAGGTAAACCAATAATTGTAACCGGAGAAACAGGTAGAAAAGTTTCAACACCAATTATTGAATCTGTTGAAATTGATACAGATGGTGCAAATAATACATTGAAAAGTGTAAAAGTTCATGTCATATGTTTTACTTTAAAACAATTAGAAATGTTTGAATTGTTTTTTATGAAACCTGGTATGAATGTATTATTTGAATGGGGTGATTCATTTTTGTTAAAATCAAATTTTAATACATCCAAATTACAAAATAATCCACAAAATAAAAAAAGAACACTTAATACATTTAAAGATGGTGAGACGGTAAATTTTACACCATATAAAATTCCTGAAGAAGCACTTGTTATAAATAATTTAGGTTCACAAACTGGGGATTTATATAATATATTTTGTAATACCTTTTCTGATTATTATAGGTCAGATACAACCGCGATAGCTAAATATTTAAATAGAATAGAACGTTCTTTGGGTACATATGATTTGATAGCTGGTAAAGTTTTAGATTATAATTTTTCAATCAATGATAATGGTACTTATCAAATAATGTTAGAAATAACACAAGGTAACCAGGTAAGTCTTGCAATACCACCAAATCCACATAAATCAACTAGTAAAGAAAAAACACCAATTGTAGATAAAAATAAAAAACCATATGACCAAATAATAGAATTAATAGCTGCCGATTTTAATTTAGATAAAAGTAAATTAGAAAAATTATTAAGTGATATTCATCCAGAAGGTACAAATGGAAAGTGGGAAAATGATTGGTATAATTTTTTAAAAATAAATCTAGAACAAAAAGATACAACGGCATCACAAAATGCATATGTTTCTTTAAGATTTGTTTTAAAAATTTTAATGAATTATATTTTAGTGGGTGGTAATGTTGATGAAACTTTTTTTACTTTTCATTTACCAAAATATCATAAAAAAAATAGTGGTAATAAAATTGAAAAAACTCAATCAAAAAACAATCAAACAATTAATAAAGAATATGAAATATTACCTGTAATATCGAATAAATACATAATATCAAGTTCGGATGAAATAATATTTCCTACAAAAGAATTACCAAATATAATAGGAAAAAACAACCCCGAAAAAGAAGATTCGGCAAATGAAATAGAAATAGATGATAAAAATTCAATTGATGGAACAATAAATGGATACAACTTTCATGAATGGGGAGACTATGTTGTTCCAGTAATAAATAAACCACTTCAAACATATCACGTAGATGATAGAATTGGAAATGCATTAAATATATTTTTAAAATATGAAACTATTGTAAAATTATGGAATAGAAGTCAAACAAGAATAGATTTTTTAGAAGGAGTATTGGGTATGATTAATCAACATAGTTATGGATTATTTACATTAATTTATGGTTTACAAAATGAAAATTCACAACCAACTGTTGTTGATTATAAAATGGCACCAAAAGAAATAGAATTACAAAATTCAAAAGAAACATATAGATTTAAACCAACTACTATAAAATCAATAGTTAAAAATTTCTCATTTAATTTTGAAATGAGTAATTTGGTAGCAGGTAGAACTTTATTTAATTCTAATAAATTTTTAGCAGAAGCAAAAGCTGCAAAAAGTAATGAAAAAATAGATAATGATTCTTTACATTTACCACCAGGTGCATATAAATCGATAGATAATTCTACATTTGCCAATGCCGATGGTTGGTATTCGATTAATAATGTAGAATTAAAAAAAATTGAAGGTAATATTAAAACAGGTTTAAAAAATTCAAAATCAGGTATCAATGTTAATAAAACTAATGAAAAAAATGGAACTACAACAACCGCAGACGATATAACAAAAATAATTAATGATAAATCTGTTAAATTTATATTAAATGATGGTAGTAAAAAAATAGAAACACTCATTTATAAAGATGCAACATTTATTCAAAATAAAATAGTTAAATCACAAAACGAAGCTACAAAAGAAGGAAAGAAAAAATCAACATTATCACCAATAGATGTATCAATAACAATTGATGGATTTAGTGGATTTAGATGTGGACAATATTTTAATATAGATGGTATTCCTGAAATATATAATCAAATTGGAGTATTTCAAATTACAAATACAAAACATAGTATTCAAAAAGATACAGGATGGACTACCACAATTGAAGCCGGATTTAGAATTGTAAATAAAAAGAAATAATTAGATGTATAACGATGTGGCTAAAAATATAGATGTTTTTAAAATTGAATATCCAAATACGGTTGTGCCTAAACCAAATCCAGAAGATTATGAAAATGGATTTATTAGAAGATATTTTATTAGACAATCAAACGATGTGAATGGTCATATTTTTGAAATATCAAATGAATCATATACATTGTATTTAGAAAATCCATTTTGGATAACTGAACAAGTTAAATGGAGAATATCTGGACCATTGGAACCCGTTTATAAAAATAATGGTGAAATTGATGATACTGGTGTAAAAAATTCAAATGTATCCGCCTTAAATATGGCCAGTAAAAATTTGAAAAATATAAGATTATACCTTCCAAATCTTTTACAATTTCATAAATAGAATTGACCAAAATCATAAAAAAATTTGGTAATTTAATTAATTTTCATTATATTTAATTATATAAACAAATTAGTTATGAAAGAATACAAACACTTATCTTTTGAGGAAAGACAACAAATGACCTTCGATTGGAGATACAGAGGTTGGACGGTTTTAGAATTATTAACCGAACAAGAGGTTGATGAATTGAATGAAGAATTGGATAGATTGAGATTGGAGAGAAACCAAGCTGAACCTGAAAAATGGCAAGAGTTTGAACCAATTATGCACCCTCATAAAGTATCTGAAAAAATTGAAAAGATGTTTGCACATCCTAAAATGATTGAAGCATGTGAATTTTTAATGGAAGGTGATGTGGTTGGAATGCAAACTTGGGGTTATTACAAACCAAAAGGTGAATTAGGAAGAGACCAACATCAAAACGCATTCTATACGGGTTGTGGACATAACGAAATTGTAAATACTGCATTAGCATTAGATAATCACGACCCTGAAAACGGAGCTGTATGGAATTATGAAGGTTCACATAGATTACCAGTTTTACCAATTGAAGATAATGAAGAACGAAAGAAAACAAATACAGGTAACTGGAGAAGTGAAAGAGGTAAGAGTTGTGTAATGCCTGAAGGACATGATTTTAAAAAGATTGAAGGATATTTACGAAAAGGACAAGTGGCATTATTACACTCACATGTAGTACATGGCAGTGAACCAAATAGAGATACAACAAGAATGAGAAGAAATTTCTTATGTGGTTATTTAAAACAAGGAGCATATTTTAATTCGGGCCAACAAATGAAAAGAGAACCAATTGACATTTATAAAATTAAACAAAAACATTGGGGAGAATAAATTTTGTAATTCGGGTTATTTTTAGTATATTGGTAGGGTATGAATCTAATTGAAGATAAACATACCCTACTTTTGTTTTTAGGGGGTAATGTAAATATTGACCTTATAGTTCCTGTGTGGAGTTCTCATAGAGCACACCCATTGGGAAATCGTTTGTCGTTCCTTTATTATAGACAAAGTGACGGAAGTGATGGTATAATTAATTTCAATCACATAGATG